TGGATAACTATTTAGCATCTTTGCCACAGGCCAGCTCACAGTTTTCTGAGTGATTTTTTATTGACACTTGCAAAATAGTTACAGCTACTAAAGGCCTTGCACTATCTACGTTAAAAGTTTTACCACAATCGCATATATGGGTAATCTGAGTCCTCACTTAGACCCACCCCAACCTGTGCCCCTAAATATGGCACCTACTGGGTCATAAATACGGCGCATATCAAAGCCACAGCACTTAGGTATATTTACATCGTGTATAGATCGCTGCACCTCATAGCGTATCGAACAGCTAATACACTCATACTCATACATCGGCATAAGTAACCAATAGGCAAACGCTCATTTTGCTACATACCTTGCATTGTAAGACTTTTACGTTAGCAGGCAGGTTATCTGTAACTATGCGCTCTATCTGCTCGGTTATTTTCTTACAGCTGCGGCACTCAAAGCGTATTGACTCACTCATAGCTGCACCGCCTCTGAGATAGGCAAAAGGGCCACGGTCTTGTCAACCTGGCCCTGAGAGTCAAACTCTGTCTTAGAAGGCAACCTTTTAACTGACCACTTAACCGTTATCTTACGTAGGTTAAAGGCGTAGATGCCCTTAGGTGTGGCATTAACGTAAAAGGGCGTAAAGCCCAGGCGCTCGGCCTGTTGCATTAGCGCATCATACTTTTCTTGCTCTATGAGCAGGTTATCGTAATGCGTGTGCCTGCACTTTAGCTCTATGTGCAGCCTATACAGGGTGCTAGTGGCATCGTGGTATTCATACTGGTCAGATGATTTAGTTAGATCCTCTAAGTAACGGCCCTTGATATAGTTAAATAGCTCTTGCTCTGTGTCTATCATCGGCAGCCTTTGCAAAACCATATAATGTTTTCAAAGCTGTTTTTTTGATAGCCAAACTTATCTAGCTGTGCCACAAGGGCGCACTTATCGCATTGTTCAACCTTGTACTCAGCTGCTAACTCACCGTTCACAAAGAGTTTGCCTGTCATTTCTTTAAGGTTAATTAACTCGTAGCTGTCGCTCATACCTGGGGCGCCCAACCTGTAGAGGTCTGCATATACCAAACGGGGTCGCATTGTGTTGCCTTGCTCTTTTCAATACAGCTGTAGTTGCCCCACTCTTTGCCTGTCTTAGCGCTAGTGCCTGTACGCCATACACGGGCACCGTGTTTACACTCAGGCTTGCCTTGTAGATAAATCCCGCCTAGCTCGTTTTTAACTGCCTCTATACCTGCAGCTAAAGTTGGCGTAGTAGCCCATAAATCATCACTAACAGGTGCTACGTCTTTAGTGCTAAGTGCCTCTACCTTTTCCATATCTTGCTTTGTACTACGAGCTATGCCTCCAGGTGTTAACAGGCCTAAAACTCTTCCATAAGCGGAAGTCACACAGTTTTCTACCCAAAAATGGAGGTTTACGCCTCTGTCGCTACGCACCTCTAAAGCATAATCAACGGCGCTTGGTAGATGATCTTCGTACTCTTTGTAGGCCTCAGCCTTAACTAAAATATAACCTTTTGTTATATCTATATCTTCAATGTATGCCACTAGGCGCAAGGTTGGGAACTCTAAACGCGCCCTAATAATCCTGGCGTTTACATCCTCGTAGCCCTCTAAGAAGTTACTCATCGCTTGGCCTCAGCTTCTTTTAACGCCTTAGCGATATTACGGCCACGTAAGTATCCTTCACCCAAGCCTACTTTGTAGCCCATTTCATAAGCTGCGTAGATAAATAAGCCCATAAACAGGCAAACCATACCTACTACTATTAGATCTAAACTGTTCATCTTTCGCCCTTTGTTAAGGCCGATAAAGCTACTAACCGAGTAGCCCTCTCAGCGTGTGTAGTAAGAGTATGAACCTACCTACTGACAAAAGGCAACGCGACACGCGCTACTTAGCTAGCCTGTCCTCTAGCAACAGCTCATAAATCTTGTCTACGCGTAGCTCTATACGCTCAACCCTGCCTTTAAGGTTGTGCCCGCCGTTGCCGTCATCGCGTAGCTCAGATAGGTAGTACTTAACAAGGTGCCGCACAAGCCCAGCCATAAGCCCTGAAAGCGTAGCGATCCCCAACGCTACGGCTATGTATGCCTGGGCCTGCGACACTTACTTAGCGCCTATTCCCAGTTGCTTTTCATTAGGTGCTAGTGCCTTTAGTACTGGCCCAATTAGCCCAGCTAGAAAAGCATTAGCTAGTACTTTAGGGTCTGTGATACCTGATAGATACAGCGCACCCACGCACGATAGAGCTGCACGTAGGTAGGACAAGGCCGCGGCCTTTAGTTGCTCTTGCATTGTATTGCTCCTAAATGCCCTTTAGTTGATTTGTTTTAGTACAAAAACCGTGTTGGTGCCTGATGCCACAATCCCATAAAGGCCTTCATTATCGCCTACTGGTAACTCCATTTTATCATCGGTGTCTAGCTTGTAACCGTTTGCTGTGGTTACGTTGCTAGCACCTATGTACGTGGCACCGCCTGAGTTATGCAGCCATACGGTTTGGTCAAAAGTTGATGCAGCTACTAATAACGTAGCCGTAGTGCCTACGCTTACCTGTGCGCTAGTTGGCATTTTCTATTCCTAACTTAGTAATTAAAGCCCTGACCTTTTCAGGGCTTAAAGCTATCTCAAAGTGCATTTCATCTTTTCTAGTCCAATCCCCGCCCCAGGTTAGCCCGTACTTTTTAGCCAGGGCACGGATCATTGGCACCTTGCTGGCCTCAAACGTGCCTACCTTGCCTAAAGGGTGTTTAGTTGCGTTCAGGTCTATAGCTGTACCGCTAGCGTGGTTACTGAGTTTACCTGCCACACCTCTTACGTCTCTGTAGGCGTAGCCCCAATCGTCAAACGTGCCGCCCTCTAGCGGCTCTATTAGCTCGTTAAACTCTTGAGCAAAGTTAATGAGCAACGGCGCTACCTTTTCAGCGCAACGCAGCTTAAGGCTTGTGCCCTCAACCTTAAAAGGCTTAACGCCTATCTCGGCCTGCTCTTTAGATGCTGGCCAGCCGTTGTAGCTAGTCTGACTCACTTGCCTAGTTTTAGGCCAGCAGGAATTGGTTGGGAGTATTCCCATTTAGCAATGTATGCGCCTAATCCATCTGAGTCATCAACAAGATAAATTCCTAATTGATGAAAATTGTCTGTTGCAGTTATTTCAGGATACGCTGCAATAATTTGTTCCCAAAGTGTCATTTATTATGCTCCTAAATAAGTACAAGCAAAGAAGGATTGAGTTGCATTGCCGCGAATGTCTAAATTTCCACCAGAGTTTTGATAAGCAAACATCTCAAAATAATCAGCGACAGAAGCACTGGCTATGTAAGATGCTGTCATTGAAGTTTCCGAACCATTAGAACTCACTGGGAAATCTTGATAAGTTAAAGTTGTTCCATTTTTTTTCAGAAGAGTTTCACGAATTCCAGTTGCATTTGCATAATAAGAAACATTCCAAGTGAATAAATATTTACCTGCTTTGCCTGATGGAATTGTAATTCTGCTAGTATTAGTTGATGTGCTATGAAAAGCATCTGTGTCAAATTCCTCAAAATCCCATAAAACAGCAGTAGTAGTGTTATTTGTCACTGATTGCGCTGAACCTCTGTATAAAGAACAACCTGCAAAAGTTGGTGTGCTGGCTGCTGGTGTAGCCCATTTCAAGCCTGTTGCAGTTGTTGAATCAGCTGTGAGGACTTGAGCGTTTGTGCCTACTGCTAGGCGGGCTGGTGTATCGGCTGCTGTTGCGGTAATTAGATCACCTTTAGCATCTACTATCGCATTTTGTATAGCGTTGCTATCGTCAAACCCAACCCAAGCTGCACCTGAGTAGGTCAGCACGGCATCGGTGTCTTTTAAATAACAACATTGGCCCTCTTGTGGTGAGGTTATAGCTGCATCTCGCGCTGCCGCTGAGGCAAACACTAGTACGCCTTGCATTAGGTAGCCGTTAGTGTCAGCTGCCGTAAGCACCTCGCCAGTAGTAAAGGTCTTAAAACCTAATCCAGCTGCCATAGTCCTATCTCCTTAATAACTTAATACGCCGCTGTCAAGCAAACCGTATATGGATGAGTCTAATATAAAGCCGTCAATAATTGGCTCTAAAGTAGTAAGTGTTGTTTTCCAGCTATTAGGCGTAATGCTTTGAGCTACGCCAAATACCTGCAAAGTTTTAGTTAGCGTTGATCCGCCAGGCTGGTTAGTTGTAATAGTTACAGGGTCAAAGTAATCCAGGTCTAGCGCTGCAATAATGCCTAAGTTGTAGTTATCGGTATAGAGGTCTAGCTGTATAGCATCGCAGCGGATACTAGTCTCAGCCCTAGATGCAACGTATGCTTGTGCATAATCCAGGGCTACAGCATCGGTTTGCATTAGCAGGTTTTGCTGGTTGTAGCTATGGACAAAGTACTTATCTATGCTGGGTTGGTTTATAGCTACCTGGGCCGTGCCCCCTGTACGGGTAACGCTGGCTGAGTTGTAAACTAAAGTATCGTCAAGGCGCCACACCGCGTTAAAGTAGCCAATATCTGTACCGTTATCGTTGAATACTGTAGGCGTAGCCCCTGTACTGCCAGCCGTTACGTTACGATCTTGAAAGACAAACGAGCCAGCGGCATCTACATACAAAGCCCCGTACTCGCTAATCTCTACAGTTTGCATAGCTGCAAGGCTTGTGCGGGCTGTGCCTGGGTCTGCCTGCATTGTGGTTAGCCCTGCATCTACGTCACGCATAGAGGCAGGCCAATCAATAGCATCTAACAAAGCGTTAATCCTTGCACCGCTTAGCTGGCCCGCTGAGGTGCCCGCTACGGTACTGATCTGTGCATTTTGTGCCAACCTAAAAGCATCTACCGCTTGGATAGTTGTGTAAACTACATCATTAGCGTTTTTAGGCGTAGTAGTTGTATAGCTAGTAATAAAGCCTGAAAAGATAGGGTAAGTAATTGCCCCGTAGGTAGCCGTAATCTGCACCTTACGCATAGGCGTTAATAAGTTGTAATACGGCCCGCTTGGGTTTTGTGGGTTAAAATCGCCGTTTTGGTCAACGATACGCAGCGATAAGGTGCCTGTTTGGAATTGGTCAGCCTGGGCGTTACGGCCTCTAATAGTTTGGATGCTATCCACTACGTTAGATACGTCCACAATAACGCTAGCGCTATCTGCTAATACGTTTGTGCCTAATATGCCGCTGTCTAAAATCATAGCCTGAGCAAAGCTAGGCCCAGTACTAAAGTTAATAACAGCGTGTACTGTAGGTACTGTCATACTGCTATGGCCCCTGCGTAGGTAGTTGTGTAGCCTCTACGTGCTATTTCATTAAGCGCGTTTTGCACGGCATCCACAATTATATTCTCATCGCCTACGGCACCTGCATTTACGTTAACTATAACTGTGCCAGCATCGCCCGCGCCTCTGTTGCCTCTGCTTTCTTTGAGATATTCATCAACGCTAGAAAAGCCAGGTGGTAGCGCCACATAATTGGTATCACCTATGCCGCCTGCTCTGCGCCCGCCGCGCTCGGTTTCTGCCTCTACTGCATCAAGAAAATCATCTAAAGGATTAGGGCCAAAAGTTGATCCACGGCCTGCATCTTTACCGCGGCCACCTACACCTGGCCCTGGTAACGCTGGGCCACCTGGCATAACAACACTAGGCATCGTCAACGTAGGGAACTTAAACTTAGCTAATAAGTCTAGGGCCGCTTGTAGGTTAGCCAGGTTGATTAGATCGGTTGACTTCATACCCGCTAAAACTCTGTTTATGTCTAACAGCTTGGCATCTTGGCGCTGTAAGGCGCCTAGTATCTTTAAGTCCTCGTTTAACTTGGCCGTAGCCTTTACTATAGCTGCATCATCTTTTGAGGCTATGGCATCCTCTAACGCGGCTATATCCTGCTTAACCTTTAGGCGCTGTACGTCATTGGCTATGCCTAAAATCTGTGCGCTAGTAGTTGCCTTACCTAACGCCTCAGCCTGGCCTATAAGCGCAGCGTTTAGCTGGATAGCATCCATATTAAAGACATCGTTACCCTTAGCTAAAGCCAGGTTTGCCTTATCAAGAATTGCCTGTGACTTTTTATCTGCAAGGATTTTAGCCTGGGCTTTTTGCTGCTCTTTAGTAAGGGCTGTTATTTTCTTTTGCGTACTGAGATATGAGCCTGATTGGATAGGATTTTTTTGAGCGCCAACCTCTGCTGTTCGTCTAGCTTGTGCCCCAGCTTGATTAAGTAAAGTTATGTAGCTACCTAAAATTGGAATAGCTTGAACTACGCTAGCGCCTGTTAATCCTGATAGCCCAGGTATCTTTTTTAAGGCTCCTGCCATAAGGCCAAACCCGCGTATAACGTCAGCGGTATAAATAGCTAAGTTTTCCATATTGGTAGCAAGGTCTGCCACGGTTGTATCATCGCCTAGATTTTTTAGGGCATCTATAAGGCCTGTACCAATAATCTCCTGCACGTTAGCTGCAGCTACGCCTAGTTTGGCTATAGATCCTGCATAAGTCTCTGAGGCTGCTTTGGCTGAACCCTTAAAGGTTACGGCTAAATCGTCTGTAATCTCCTTAAAAGATTTAGTTTTAAGGTCTGCTTTAGATATGCCTACGCCTAATTTACCTAAGGCTGTGTTATTGCCTAAGTACGCCTTACTTAAAGCGCCTGTAACTGAGTCTAAATCTTTACCTGTAGATGCGCTTATGTCTAAGGCAATACCTAATAGGCGCTGGGTCTCGGCTGTATTTTTAGTTGCTACCGCTAGCTTTTGATAAGCAGGCCTTAATAGATCATCTATAACGCCAAACTCACTTTGTAACTGTTGTATAAACCTTTCAGCTGAGGCGGCATCGCGCTCTAAGCCTACGTTTTTTAATGCCAGGGCTAACTGTTGCTGGGCCTTTTGGTCTGCAGCTGCAGCTTTTACTGAGGCTTTGGCATAGCCAATAACCGCAGCCGTACCAAAAGCAACGCCAAAGGTCTTAGCTAGACTTTTAACCGATTTACTGAGCTTGTCGGTAGCCGTCTCAGCTTGCTTAAAGCCTTTTTTGCCTGTGAACTCGGCGGCTATATTTATTACTACGGACGGATCAACGGCCATTATTTAACCCCCATAGAATTGTAAAACTTAATTTTAGAGTTTTCTATAGCTTTAATTACAGCTGCGTTAGTCTTGCCGCCGTCATTAGCCCAGGCTCTAAAAATTGCTCGGCCTCGCATTTTGCGACTACGGCGCCCTGCGCCAGTTTGGTTATTGGCATCTACTATCTGCCCGTCCGCGTTTATAGCATCTACAAACTGCTTACCTGCAAACGGGTTTGCGCTGCGCCCTTCATTTTTGCTACCTGAGCGCACCATTTTGCCAAAATCTGCGTGGCCAGGATATACAACAGGTTTTAATCCTGCCTGATCTCGGCCCATAGGATTAACGCGCCCTGCTGTTTCATAAATTGCACCTGCAGCGCTAGCGTTCACAATACGAGCTACAGCCCTAAAGCCTTCCCTGTTGGGTTTGGAAGGTGAAGTTTTATAGCCTATGCCGCCTTTAGCTGCACTACTGCTCCATATTGGGAATCTGCCAGTAGTTGTAGGCGCTTTAGCCCAGCCCGATAAAGGCGCGGTATTTGGAACAAAGCCACGAGCAGTTTTAACTATAGGGGCTAAAAGGTTTGCTAATTCTTTGCGAGTCTCTTTAGCTAGATCGGGGCTAAACTTTTTAATAGCTTTGCGTAGCTCAAGGGCGCCTCTTACCTCTACTGGCATTTTGCTGCTCCTTAGCTTTATCGCTTAAAACTTTTAACATATTCTTAAACATATACGTATCCAGGTCTAGTAAGTACTGAGGCGCAATACCCGTTTCCACGGCTAGCTGCGCTATGAGGTAACCAAAGCTACCGCGCCCCACTACCCCAAAGGGTCATCATCTAGTACCTCAACCTTAGCTAAGGTGTCTAAAAACTCTGCCCCAAACATCGGTACGGTTTGCCCGCTTGTGCGTAAACACTCCCAGGCTAGCCAGTACACATCACTTTGCTTTTCATCATCTCTAAAAGCTTTGTGAAAGCCTTTTTTTGCGTATAACTCAAAGGCGTACTCAATACGTGGCGTAATCTGATGATCCGATACGCTGCCGTCTGCCCTTGTTATTTTAAGTTTTGCCATTGTGTTAGCCCCTTTTCTTTATTCTCAGCTAGTTGTAATTACGATTGGTGAGTTACAGGTAAAAGTAATGCTCTGAGTAGCAATATCTGCAACAGCGCCGTTAATATCTGTAGTGTTATTAACTAGCACAGTAGTGCTGTATAGCGGGTTAGTTGCTGATACTACGGCGCTTGTCTGCTTTAGTGTTAGCGGTACTGTGGTACCCCAGGCAGCTTGCAAAGTAGCGTTTACGTTTGCTGCAGCTGTATCGCTCAAAAAGTCTAGAGTGATAGTGCTGGCCTCTAGGCCCTTAACAAACTTATGCGCTGTATCGCCCATAGCTGTTACCTCTAGCTCGTCAAAGGCGCGGTTAATAGTTGCGCTTGTTACGTGATCTGATAGGACTACTGAGTTAAGAGTAGCCACTACGGTATTGGATAGATAAATTGCCATTGGGCTATTCTCCTATTTTCTCGGTAGATGTATCTTTTGTCTTTGTCTCTTTAACCTCTACTGGCAGCTCTTGGCCAATTTTGATTAAAAACGCTTTTTCTTCATCTGTAAGTGCCATTAATTAGCTCCAGCTCGTTAGTATGGATATTTGTAAATCTGCCGTTAGATAGTCACCTGCGGCAACGCTTAGTACGCTAGGCGCGCTCACGCCAGTAACATTAAATACGATTGCGCTATTAGCTAGTTTAGTAAACACAGCTACTATTGTGTCCTCTATGCCAATAAGGTTTGAGGCATTATCAAACATAGGCACGGTCATAATAATTTTAAAATTAGCCATAGGCGAGATAGTTGCCTGAGAGTTATTGCTCGGCGTAATATATGGATCCGCAGGGGCCACCACCACGGCGCTAGATTGCATTGTGCTAGGCGGGTAATTAAATACCGTCCATACACCTGGGTTAGCCAGGGCTGCAGCTATTGTGCTGCGTAAGGTAGTTATAGCTGCAGGCATTAGCCGACCATACCCGCAGGTGAAAGATACGGGGCCAAAAGCCCACGCACGGATGCCATAAGCGTATTGGACATCTTAAAGGGGCTAGGGCTGTAGCCGTCTAAGCTAGTGCCGCCGTTTTGTGTACTGAACCGTGAAGTCCAGATATTTTCTGCCAGCATTAGCGCCGCAGCGTTAATAGCTGGGGTATTGGCGTAGGTAGCCGTTTTTGTATCGTCACCTGTCATAGTGCCATAAGGCAGGATGCGCCTAAAGTTTTGGTCAGCTGCAGTTTTTGCATATTGGATAAAGCTATAGCCCTGTGGGAATTGCCAATAATTAAGCTGCATATTAAAGGCAGGCAAGATATTAGCTGTACCTGTGCTAAAGGGAATAGTGCCTGTGATTGTGTAAGTACCGTTAAAGGTTGAACCAGCCCCAGCAATAGTTACTGATTGGCCCGTAGTAAAAATGCCAGGGTTGGCAACCATAACGGTAGCGACATTAGACACCAACGCGGTACCGACTACGGGCGCGCTGTCAAACCATAAAAAGCCGTTTATTAGATCTTGTGCAGCTTGGCAGGTGTCCTCTATCCAGGTATAAGAATCGTACAAAGTGCCAACGCCCAACGATGCTTTTAATGTCGCGGCGGTTACATA